CGGGTTCCCGCCTGCTTTATATCCCCTCCTAAAGGGGGTGTGGGGGATTTCTCCCCCACATAAAGCTGGTTAAACACATACTCATAAATTTATGGGCGAACAGTAAAGCGGGTGTTCAAACACGGCGGTAATTGGAATAATGGCTCTATTGATGGGCTGTTTACGGCTAATCTGAACAATGACTCGTCCAACTCTAACGCGAACACGGGTTCCCGCCTACTTTTGTTAAATGTTCTCTGTGAAATAAAAATTACTGTTTCGCCTTACCCATTGGTAAAAAATTTGTTTGGAGGGATAGAGTTAGTAAGTCTTTCTTGAACGCTCTATAAGAAACAAAAGCATGAAACGAATTGGCTATCTTTATGAACAGATAGTGTCTGTAGAGAATTGCAGACAAGCTATCATTAACGCTTCCAAAGGGAAGATGAAGCGAAGGATGGTTCAGAAGGTATTGGAGCATGTAGATGACTACGCTGCGGATTTATCCGAAAGGCTTCAACGGCTGGACTTCCTGACTCCATACACAACCCGCGTGATACAGGACGGTCTGTCCGGGAAGCAGAGGGAACTACAAATCCCGAACTTCTACCCTGACCAGTGCGCCCACCACGCGATTGTAAGAGTGGTACAACCTATCTTTATGAAGTCTGCGTACCATTGGAGTTGTGCCAATATTCCCGGACGGGGCATAGACCATGCCTGTAAAGGTGTGGAACGGGCAACCATGCGGGATTTGAAACACGCTAAGTATTGCGTGAAGATGGATATACGAAAGTTCTATCCCTCCATTCCCCATGACAGGCTGAAAGCCCGTCTGCGTGAGAAATTCAAGGACGAAAAGGCTTTGGCTATCATCGACAAGGTGATTGACTCCCATTCGCCGGGACTTCCCATAGGCAACTACACTTCACCCTGGCTTGCGGAGTTCTTCTTACAACCGTTGGATTGGTTCATCAAACAGGAAATGGGTGTGCGGTACTACGTCCGTTACGCTGATGACCTGGTACTGATTGACAATAACAAGAAGAAATTACGCAAGGCGTTGTATGCAGTCAAGGAATACGTGGAGAGGTTGGGCATGACTATCAAGCCCGATTACCAGTTATTCCGCATACAGCAGTATGGGAGGGGTCGAAAGATTGACTTTGTGGGACGGTGTTTCGGGAGGGGTTACACCACAATCCGCAAAAGACGTGCGCTTGCTTTGATGCGTCAGAGCAGACGTATTCGGAAACTACAGAGGGCGAACCTGCCAGTACCGTATAGGATGGCTGCTGGGTTCCTGTCCCGGAGCGCATGTTTCAAACATACCAACTCTTACGGTATGAAGCGGAAATACTATGACACAGTGAACATCAAGAAACTAAAGGAGGTAGTGAGCAATGAGAGTAAGAGGAAACATGATACCCGCTGCACTTACTGTGGAACCCTACAATCCTGTGCCGGGTCAGGTTGAAGTCCGACTGCGTGAGAACATCAAGGAAGTTTCCGTGGTGGACAGCATGACCGAACAGGCTGTAACCATGTATGAGTACGATGAATATGTGTTCCTGCTGAAAGACCGTGAGGGCTTGCAGGAGGACATTGAAGCAAACCTGAGTGACTGGCTGATTACGGGCAGAACTCTGGAAGTAAACGAGGGCGCAAGTCTGGTACAGGACATGAAAGCTGCCCTGGAAATTTTGGGGGTGAACACTAATGAGGACTGATTTTATCGCACAGGCAAACACCATTAAGGCGCAGACCACGAAGCGTATCAATGGTTTGGTGGATGCAGGCGCAAAACAGGTCAAGCTGTATTGTGCTGAGATGGATACCGCGCCTGCCGCTGACAGCGGCGTATTCGCTGGCGGTATGGATGAATGGGAACCCAACCACGATTATGCGAAGAATGACCTGTTTTCTTACAACGGCAATATGGGCTTTGTAAAGCAGGCGCATACTTCTCAGAGTCATTGGTTGCCCTTCTCTCAGGGTACGGAAGCACTGTATGGTGCAAGACCTAACCCTGATGCTGACGGCGTTTACCCCTACACCTACAACATGGCTGCGGATGTAGGCATGTTGGTACGTGACCCTGATGACGGCTTGACCTATGAGTGTATTCAGGCAATTCCTGATATGCTTTTCAAGCCCCATGAAATCCCGGCGCATTTCACTGTGAAAAGCGATTAACTACTAACGGTACAAGAAGGAGAACAAAACAATGCAGGTTGACATCCCTATTCTCATTTCCTTCCTGTCCCTGGTTGTAGCTATCGTTGTGGCAATCGTGAGTATCCGCAGGGGTAACGCTACCGATGATAAGAAGGAAGCGTCTGAAATGACTACCCTCATTGTGAAGTTGGAGAATATCAATAATGGCGTAAATGAGATTAAGTCTGATATGCGTAACATGCGTAACGATATTCAGGACTTGAGGGATAGGCTGATTATTGTGGAGCAGTCTACGAAGTCTGCCCACCACCGTCTTGATGGTCTGGATGGTCACAACACCATCCACCATGAATAAACACGAAAGTACATAGGAGGTACAAAAAATGACTAACATTAACTGGATGGTTCGTATCAAGAACAAGAATTTCTGGCTGGCTATCATTCCCGCTATCCTGCTTCTGGTGCAGGTTGTGGGCAACGTCTTTGGCTTCACCCTTGACCTGGGTGACCTGGGTAACAAGCTGCTGGAAGTGGTCAATGCGCTGTTCGCAGTGCTGGCTATTCTGGGTATCGTCACTGACCCTACTACTGCTGGTGTGGGTGACTCCGCGCAGGCTATGACTTACACCGCTCCTAAGAAGGAGGGTTAAGCCATGAGTAACAGTTCCCTTGCAACCTATACGCGGATTTCTCCGAAAAAGAGCAGTCCGCGTAACCACGCGATTGACACCATCACCATTCACTGTATCGTGGGACAGTGGACGGCGAAGCAGGGCTGTGACTACTTTGCTACTACTGACCGTGACTGTTCTGCCAACTACGTAGTTGGCAAGGATGGTTCCATCGGTCTGTCTGTGGACGAGAAAGACCGCAGCTGGTGTACTTCCTCCCGCGACAATGACAACCGCGCTATCACCATTGAGGTTGCCAGTGATACTACTCACCCTTACGCAGTGACCGATGCTGCCTACAATGCACTTATCAAGCTGGTTGCTGATATTTGCAAGCGTAATGGTATCAAGAAACTCCTGTGGAAAGCAGACAAGTCCCTTATCGGTAAGGTGGACAAGCAGAATATGACTGTCCATCGCTGGTTTGCGAATAAGGCTTGTCCCGGCGAGTATCTGTATGAGCGTCACAGCGATATTGCGGCGAAGGTGAATGAAATCCTGGGTGCAGTGGAGCAGGTAACTCCCGCTCCTTCTGCCCCGGAAGTGACCGCGCCTGCTGCGGATGATGTGCCGGGTACTATCTGGAACTTCTTCAAGGGCAAGGGTCTGAATGACTTTGCCGTTGCAGGCATCATGGGTAACCTGTATGCGGAGTCTGCTTTCAAGCCTACCAACTTGCAGAATACCTATGAAAAGAAGCTGGGCTATACCGATGCTGGCTACACTGCTGCCGTGGACAACGGTTCCTACGATAACTTCATCAAGGACTCCGCAGGCTACGGTCTGGCACAGTGGACGTATTGGAGCCGCAAGCAGGCACTTCTGGAATACGCGCAGAGCGTGGGCAAGTCTATTGGTGACCTGGGTATGCAGCTTGATTTCATGTGGAAGGAGTTGCAGGCTTATACCTCTGTAATGAAGGTACTGAACAGTGCCACTTCCGTACTGGCTGCGTCCAATGCAATCCTCACTGGCTATGAGCGTCCTGCTGACCAGAGTGTGACCGCTCAGAACCGCCGCGCTGGTTACGGTCAGACCTACTACGATAAGTACGCGGACGAAAAGGAAGATGAAGCCGTAGAAGCTGCTGTTCTGTATCGTGTGCAGGTGGGCGCGTTCTCTAAGCGTTCCAATGCCAACCGTCAGCTTGCCGCTGTTCAGGAAAAGGGCTTTGACGCACTGATTACCCAGGTAGATGACCTCTACAAGGTTCAGATTGGCGCGTACAGTATCAAGACCAATGCTGATGCACAGCTTACCCGCGTGAAAGCCGCTGGCTTTGCAGATGCGTACATCACTACTCAGAAGGGCGGCGTGGTAGTAGCCACTACCCCTGAACAGGATGAACCTGACTACGTGTCCTACACGGTCAAGGCTGGTGACTCCCTGTGGAAGATTGCCGTCAAATTTCTGGGCAAGGGTCAGAGGTACACTGAGATTAAGACCATGAACGGTCTGAGCAGTGACACCATCTA